CAGAAATATCCCCCGAACATGAACCTGAAACACCTGATGGAAGGTATTTACCTCCGGGACAAATACCCGAACCATCACCTGTTCCTTGACTCTGACTAGAACCGGGTGGGCAGTAGTATCCATCGTCACAAACATTACAATCTGTAACTTCATTACTTCCTGTATCATCGACATACTTACCAGCCGGACATTCGATACAATCTGATGCAGCATCAGCGCCCTCTGCCGCTGAATACTTACCAGCCACACAGTCGATACAATCTTCTTCTTTATCACTCCCTAATACATCTAAATACTTACCAGCAACGCAGTCGATACAATCTGATGCTCCTACCTGCTCTGACCACTTACCTACAGGACATACGATACAATCTAGTTCTAAATCCTTTCCTGTTTCATCTAAATACTTACCAGCAACGCAGTCGATACAATCCGATGCTTTATCGGCACCTACCTGCGCTGACCACTTACCTTCAGGACATACAATACAATCTGATTCTAAACCCTTTCCTGTTTCATCTAAATACTTACCAGCAACGCAGTCGATACAATCTGATGCTCCTAACTGCGCTGACCACTTGCCTACAGGACATACAATACAATCTTCTTCTTTATCACTCCCTAATACATCTAAATACTTACCAGCAACACATTGAATACATGTTGATTCGTCCTGGGAATTTACATCGGTAGAGTATTTACCTAAACCACACGGAATACACTCTCCAGCAACTGTATCTTCTAATGAATATTTTCCTGCTTCACATATATTACAACACAGATCATTATCAGGCCCATTATTTTGACATGTTCCAGTAGCACAACAACTGTTTATATTTCCATAATCAATACCTGTCCCTTTTAAACATGTAATCGTTGAACAAGGTGCCTTATTCATAGAAAAACAATCTTGATTCAATGTAGTTAAAACATCTACACCACCTGTTATACTTGGATCACTTTGTATATCTGATACAGTAGTATCGGGAATTGCCATAGTAGTTACTTGTTCTTTCACTTTTACCCCTATAGTTGGTAATTCGACATCCTTTGAAAGGATATCTTTTACATCTTCTTCGATACTATCTTGTATTTCAAAAGTAACGATTATCGATCCACTACTTATACCGGTGATCTTTATTTTTTCTTCAGGAATACTCAACTTCTCAGAAATATCTTTCTTAAAATTCTCTAAAAATGCTTCTCGCCCCCCTTCGGGTCTTGTTATAGCATCAAAGTCTCCTTCCAACGTTAATGACGCACTTATATTAGCTCTTATTTTCTCAGCTTCATTGATAAAGTTACAACATATTGTATTATCAATTCCTGTATTGTCGCAAATAGACCCAGAACAATATTTATTATAGGCTGTTCTGTCTGGACTTGTTCCTTCAGCGCATACAATTGTATGGCATCTTGCCTTATCCATACAACACCTTTCATTTACTTTCAACGGTTCACTACTCCCCCCTTCAGGATACTTTACTATTTTATCTGATAAATCACGGGGTATTGTCCCCTCTAAACAAGTTATATTATGTCTACTTTCTGTATTATCTGAACAAAATGGACCTTGTGTATCATCATTGCCAATACACGGACCCTCTCCAATAGAACATATTACTTTCGAACCATCCACAAATGGACATTCCTTTCCGTTACCTTTTTTTACAGTTGTATGTTTATATTCCTTTAAACAACTTACATCGCATTCACTAAAGCTCCCGATACAATCTACATTATTTCTACTATCTTCAAATCTATTATCGGTTTGAATACCTGTATCTACATCTAAATCTACATCATCGTTTATATTCTTACCTGTTCCTCCATCTTTACGGAAAATATTCACTAAAACTACAATTATGATAATAATTATTAAAAATAATACAATACCAATAATTATATCTGCATCATTCAGACTCCCCCCTACTAAATGGAAACCTAATCGAGTGGGTCGAATATTCAAGGTCTTCATATTATAATATATATCAATACTTTTATTATTCTTTTTATTTATTATTGTTAGTAATTTAAAAAAATTATTAGAGTATATAAAAATGACATATTATGATACTCTGAATGTTCAAGAAGATTCTACATTAAAAGATATCAAACAATCTTATCATAACTTATCAAGAAGATATCACCCTGATAAGAATAACGGTGATGATACGATGTTCAAAAAAATAAGTGAAGCTTATCAAGTATTATCAGATACTGAAGAAAGGAGAAAATATGATTTTCAACTCAAACCAATGGATACTATGATGTTCCGTCCAAAATTCAATATAAATATTAATTCTATGTTTCAAAATATGGATATTATTTTTCAAACAAGTAGAGGTAATGTATCATCAGAATCAGTATCTATTTCTACAGTTATTGAAAATGGTGTTAAAAAAACGAAAAAAGTAACAATAAAAGATGGTGTAAAGAAAGTCGAAATATATGAAGGTCAACACAATAAATTATTATAGTTTTTTATTATTATCCTGATTCATTGGTATATGTAAAGGTATATTAAAGTTATTTTTTTCATTGTTGATAAATCCATAAAACCAATGTTTTCTTTTATCTTCGGAATGAAATTCACAATAAAATTTTCCCCCCTTACAATTATCACCAAATACATCTTGATAGGTCCATAATTTACCACACCAATCATTATTATCTCCATAATAATTTTGAATTAAATCAGTAATGTCTTTATCATCATTGAGTATTGCTTTAGTCAAGTTAGGTCCTTTATAATTTTGATAATATTCAGAATAAATCATTATTTATAGTTTAAGTTATTTTAATATTTTAAGTATATTTTTACGATAGATCCATAAAGTAAAAAGAATTAATACCAATAGAATGCATCTATCATCAATATTATTAGTGAACCCTTCTTGAGAAGATGTAGTAGCCGTAGCAGCATCCGTAGCAGCATCTGTAGCATCAGTAGAAGCAGCATCAGTAGAAGCAGCATCCGTAGCATCAGTAGAAGCAGCATCCGTAGCATCATCCGTAGCAGCATCCGTAGCATCAGTAGAAGCAGCATCTGTGTCATCAGTAGAAGCAGCATCCGTAGCAGCAGAGTCATCATTATTATCGGCAGAATTATCTATATCATCAGGAACACCACATTTATATTGTATGTTTAATTGTCCATCACAGTTATCATTTTTATTTAATCTAACAATATAATTCATTTCATCATGATCTCCACCTGACATAACCGACTGCTGCACGTCAGAAGTTCCACCATATGGGACATCCCGTAAATCTACAGTAGAAATAGTAATTCTTTTCCCGTCAATCTTCTCGGACCCATCACATTTACCTTCTCCTTCTTTATCACACTTGTTAACCATTTCAACTAATGTATTCGAAAACATATTTCCCATCTTTGATTATATAATATATAATTATATAATAATCATTTAAAGGAAAATAATATAACTATCTTTAATAAATCAATGTCTTTTAAAGATAAACCACTCAAAAAAATAGTAGCTGATAAACGGGTCACAATTGACGCTATTCATCAAGGGATATCAAATGATTTTATGGAAGAAAAAGAAAATTATCATAAAAATATTCAGAGAAAAGCAGTCCTCGAAAAAAAATATATGGAAAATCCAAGTGAAGAATTAAAAAAAGAAATTGACGATATTAATAATGAATTGAGTAAATATAATAAAGGTGATGAGGTAGAATACTATCTAGATACAGGTTTTTTATTAAACGAATACTACTCAAAGAAGGAAGAATCACAAGTTAATACAGAGATAACTGTTGTTGATTTTATGAATAAAAATAAAAAGAATAAAAAAGAAGATAACCTAATTAATAATTATATGAGGATTATCGATGATACAGTGATTAAGGATAACTTCAATTGTGATCTTGAAAATTGCCCGTATTGTTTAGGAAGACTAATCCTTAAAAATATTGATAGTCTTCTTATTTGTGAAGAGTGTGGTTATACAGATTCAATTATCATAAATTCTGAAAAAATTTCATATAAAGACCCACCGAGGGAATCTTCATACTTTGCATACAAGAGGATTAATCATTTTAATGAATGGTTAGCACAATTTCAAGCAAAAGAAACAACTGATATACCAGAAGATGTCTATAAGGGTATATTATTAGAACTTAAAAAAAATAAATTTATTAATATTCAAGAATTATCCTATAGGAATATGCGTGAAATACTTAAAAAACTAAAATTTAATAAATACTATGAACATATACCTCATATTATTAATATGATAAATGGTAAAAAAGCACCAATTTTAACAAGGCAATATGAAGATCAATTGAGAAATATGTTTAAAGAAATTCAGACACCATTCATGCAACATTGTCCAGAAAATAGAAAAAACTTTTTATCCTATTCTTATGTTCTCCATAAATTTTGCGAATTACTTGAATTAGATCATTTATTAATTTATTTTCCCCTTTTGAAGAGTCGTGAAAAATTACAACAACAAGATAAAATATGGTCTAAAATATGTGGAACTCTAATGTGGGAATATATACCAAGTATTTAATTATTCATGATGTTTTTTATTTATAATTATGATATGGGGCATATACCTATCTAGAAGGACAAATGTAGTGGATGCCAGTAGTCCAATATAAATAGCATGTTCATTCATTATCGAACAGTTTGGAATATAAAATGTAGAGATAGATACAATCGATAACATTAAGAAATATTTTAGAACATTTTGAGTATTTAACATATGAGTCTATTTATAAATAATCCAATATAAAAATTAAATTAATTTTATAAAATAATATATATAATTATAATATAATTATGGAATCACAAGGTCAAAATAATAATAATGGATTTATGAGAGATATTTTTAATACAACAAAGAATACATATATTGAAGCTAATGAACCACCTATTTTTAATAATCATAGAGGATATTCATTGAAAGGTATTATTCAAGAAACACCAATGAGTAATCTCTTTTTCTCAGAGATGAATGTTCAGATTATTCAATGGACTATAAGATATCGCATATTTACTGAAAAAGAAAAAAGAATTTCATATCAATCACCGAATGAACTCTTTATAATCATGAGATCCATTTATTTACAATATGCAAATTCGGTTGTAAACTCAACTGATATGATTCAAAACCTCAAAACACTTAATAAAATGGTTGTTGATTATACAGTTAAAAATGTAAGCGATCAGTTAGATCAATATGATAATTATATAACAAAAATATCAAATGCACCAGTTCCTATGGCTCATCCAACATATGAGAACAAAAGAAACTTTACCTATGATTCAAGTAATCTAATTTAATCAACTTCATCAATTGAAGGTTCTTGACTTTTTGGTACATCAGAAGGGGTCGGGGCAGAAGCGAATGGCATCCCTTCACTGGGACCCTCTTGGACCTTCATAAGGATAGGATTTAATTCCTTATTTATTTGTTCATACTTTTCTTCATAATCTTCTTTTGTATGTTCTTCAATGAACCATTGGTCAGTTTCTTCAATTGTTTTCTGAATTGTTTCATTTTCATCTTCAGATAGTTTTTCTTTCATCATTTCATTATCAGTAATTGTTTTAAGGTTAAAAATGAAAGCTTCTAACTTATTCTTTGCTTCTATCTTATCTTTGATTTTTTGATCCTCATCCTTGAAATCTTCTGCTTCTTGTACCATTCTCTCAATATCATCAGATGATAATCTCCCTTTATCATTTGTAATTGTAATCTGTTCCTTTTTACCAGATCCTTTATCGTGTGCTTCAATATTCATGATACCATTTGCATCAATATCAAAGGAGACTTCGATTTGAGGGACACCTCGAGGAGCGGGTGGAATACCATCCAATTGAAATGTTCCCAATGAATTGTTATCCTTTGTTAAAGCCCGTTCTCCTTCATAAACTTGAATTGAAACACCAGGTTGATTGTCTTGATATGTTGAAAATGTTTGGGATTTCTTTGTAGGAATGGTTGTATTTCTCTCGATTATTTTAGTCATAACACCGCCAGCGGTTTCGATTCCCAATGATAAGGGGGCAACATCAAGTAAAAGGATATCATCTGCTTTCTCACTACCAGATGTTGAATTTGAAAGGATTGCAGCTTGAACACTTGCCCCATATGCTACAGCTTCATCTGGATTAATCTTCTTACTTAATTCTTTACCATTAAAGAAATTACTTAATAATTCTTGTATCTTTGGAATCCTTGTAGACCCTCCAACAAGGACGATATCATCAATACTATTCTTACTCACTCCAGAGTCCTTTAGAACACGTGTGACCGGTTCAATACATTTCTGAAATAGAGGCATACACAGATTTTCAAACTTTGCGCGACTAATGGATGAAAAGAAATCAATCCCTTCAAAGAGTGAATCAATTTCAATGGAAGCTGTGCTTCCGCTTGATAGTGTTCGTTTTGCTTTTTCACATGCTGTCCTTAAACGCCTACTTGCACGTTTATTATCACTTAGGTCATGTCTATGTTTCCTTTTAAATTCAACTAAAAAATGCTGTAAGAGGATGTTGTCAAAGTCCTCCCCCCCTAGGTGTGTATCACCCGCAGTTGCCTTAACCTCAAAGATACCATCATCGATATTAAGTAAAGATACATCAAATGTTCCCCCACCTAAATCAAAAATAAGGACATTTTTTTCTTTAGGATTATTATCTAATCCATATGCAATTGCGGCAGCCGTTGGTTCATTAATGATACGGAGGACATTTAAACCAGAGATTGAACCAGCATCTTTTGTTGCTTGACGTTGAGAATCATTAAAATATGCAGGAACAGTAATTACAACATCTTTAACTTCTTCACCAATATAAGATTCCGCTGTCTCCTTCATTTTTGTTAGGATCATTGAAGAAATCTCTTCAGGATGAAACTGTTTTCGTTCATCTTTGTATTCAACCTCAATCACAGGTTTATTATCTTTACCGATAACTTTAAATGGAAAATGTTTTAAGTCACCCTGTAGGGTGCTATCATTGTAATCTCTCCCAATTAGTCTCTTTGCATCAAAGACAGTATTCTCGGGATTCATTGAAGATTGATTTTTTGCACCATCACCTATAATACGTTCTTTATCAGTAAATGCTACATAGGAGGGTGTTGTTCGATTTCCCTGATCATTTGCAATAATCTCACAACGATTATCCTTCCACCATCCTACACAACTATATGTTGTTCCTAGATCAATTCCAATTGCTACCATATTCTATTCTATTCTATTCTATTCACCATTTTTTTTAAGTAATTTATTATTTAAAAAATGATTCATAGAACTAGTTATGGACTCCCGAAGTGAGTATGTATTAAAATTACTACATAAAAAACGATTTGTTAACGATTGGATTCATGGAAAGTATAAAGAAAAACCAATCATTATTTATGGTGATGCAGGTATTGGTAAAACATCATTAGCAAATTATATAATTCAAAGTTTTATAAAAATAGAGGTAAATATCGATTTTTCGAAGACAAATCAATCATTGTCTTCCTTTTTAGATTTATCTCTTTATAAAAAAAGTATAACAATGATGTTTGAAGAAGAAAAATCGAAGGCTATTATTTATGATGATTTAAAATATATACAAGAAAATGACAAATCATTATTTAAACAAATCATTGATTTTTCAAAGAAGAAAGTCTCTTATCCTACGATCTATATTTTTAATAATATTAATCATAAACTTATTCAATTAATCTATAAAAAATCATTTCCAATTCATTTAACATTTACAAAAAGACAATTTGTTGATATGGTAAAGGTATTTTATCCATATAAGAATCCAATCAATTATTTAGAATTAGTTGAAAAATCAAATAATAATTTACATAATATTGAAATAAATTTAAAATTTTTTCAAGATTCAACGGATAAAATTAACTTATTTCATAAAAAAGAAGATGAATTATTTTTATTTATCAAAAGGATATATCAATTGGATAATCTAGAAGATATCTATCGTTATGTAATTAATGATTATACAACAATTTCATTAAATGTGTTAGAAAACTGTATTCATTGGATTTTTCGTTCAAATAATAATTATCTAAAGAAAATTCAATTAATTAATTCAATCTACATTTCCTATTGTATAGGGGATTTGATAAGTATGGATTTACAACGTATGTATGATTGGGATATATTAAATCATGTTATCACAAATACAACAGTGATACCTCTACGTAAACTATCTTTACATAAAGTGAAAATGAATCATATGATTTATAATAAGTATTTAAGTCGTTCTATAATTTATACTTATAATAATAAGTTATTATCAAATAATGACTTAGATATCAATATATTATCATATATATACTCTCTTATTCAATGTAAAGAATATAAAGTAGCATTCTACCTTTGTAACTATTATAAAGTTGAAAAGAAAATATGTGAGAAATTCAGTAAGTATTTTCTTTCAGATCATAAAAAAGAAATACAGAAGCTATTTAAAAAATAATCGTTTCATTTACGTTTTCTTTTATAATCCTGAAGGTCTTTTGAAGTTAACTCATATCCCCAGTGTAATAATACTTGTCTTATTACAGGACTAACTGTATAATCATTATATCTTTTCCCCTTTTTAATGATTTCATTCATTAGACGCCTTCTAAAACGACCATTCGGTCCAGCTAAAGCTAACCATCTTTTGATCTGTCTTTCATCGTCATCACTCCTCCTCCCAAGGAAATACCTACAATACCATTGAAACCAACCATATGGATCTTGTTCGACAATCCAACCATTTTCTTCCCACATTTCCAATGAAGATCCACATTTCACTTTATATTTATTAATATCCTTATCATATTCAGGCGATGTAACCATTTTTTGAATATCTATATCCTTAAACCATGATTTAGGATATTCTTTAATGACCTTATTTGATGTATAATTTCTTTTTGTTACTGATGAATAGATTGGTCTAAAATACGTCCCTCCAAATGAACCTTCCTGAAAAACCTCTTTTGGTGATTTATTTGGTTTAAATTCATTTTTGGACATACTATATTATATTATATTATAATATTATATATAATTATATATGGTAAGACGTAAAACTACGAAAAGAGTGAGGAAAACTATAAAACGTAGAGTAGGTTCTAGAAAATTAGTCAGTTCGAGCTTAAGAAAATCAAACCCTTCAAATCAAAAAGGTCTTCCCAAGATATATGTTATTAACCTAAAAAAAGATAAAACGAAATGGAAAAAATATAAAGAAGACAATATGAAAGGGAAAGTCGATCGTTATTCAGCTTGTCTTGGTATAGATCCTCAGTCAAAGTATCTTTCTGAATTTCAAAAAAATGAAAAAAGGTTACAGATTATGTGGAATGCTGCAGAGAAAAAAAAGAAATGTACGGCAGGGATCTTAACTTCTCATTTAGGTGTAGTTCAAAAAATACATCGTTCAAAAAATAGTTTTCCTAAGAATGGTGTTTTAATTATTGAAGATGACGCAGAAATTAACTTTTCAAGGTTAAGATTAGCAATGAAAGATGTTCATCGATTTAACGATAGTATTATATACTTTGGAGGGACATTACATCCACCAGATACATTTAAAAACAAAAAATGGTATGAAAATATTGATTCATTAAGGAAAACATTTCAAAAAAACAAATTTAATACAATTGATACATCAAAATATCGTATATTAGGGGGTCATGGTTATTATTTTCCAACATGGGATACTGTTGATAAACTATTAAACGAAGTTGGTAAGAAAAATAAGATACGGGCACTTGATAGTGAAATGGTAAAGTTGCAAAGGAAAGGAATTATTAAATATTTCTATTATCCCGCGATTAGTTATTTAAATATCAAGGATGCAATGAAAGGTGTTCATGCGGGGTATTTTGATAATAAAAGGACAATGGAATTCTATGGTTAGATTATTTTCGGTAAATAACTTTTAAATTCAAGAATATAGTGATTATTAAAAATAATAGAATGATAATAATGATAAATAACATTTTTAAAAAATATGGATAAAGTTCGTCAATAATATGTTTAATTAATGGTTTAAGAATGTCTTTTTTTATCATAGTTATATTATCATCTTTAGTCACCTCTTCTTTTAAATTAATTAATACTTTTTTAGTAAGTATAGATAAATTCATTTATTTAATTATTTCAATATAATATTAATATAATCATAACACATTATATATATATTATATAAGAATGAACTTCTTTCGTTCAAAATCAAAAGATAAACAAAAAGTAGTTCAAAAAGAGAAAGAAAAAGATGTTTTAATAAAGAGTTTTGTAAATCAGCAAAAGGATAACTTTAATGAATGTGTAATTTGTTTACAAGAAATGAAGACAAATGAAGAATTATCTATTATTGCGTGTTCCCATATCTATCATACAGAATGTATTCAACAATGGGCGAAAAAAAAAAGGTTATGTCCTCTTTGTGATTATTCTTTCTAATAATAATATATTATAATATATATAATGATAGAAACATTCATTTATGTTATCATAGCAATAATTATTCTATTCTATATAATTGATAAGAAAGAATTACTTCCGCCAAATAAAATAGAACCCCCAACAATACAAGGGGAGATAAAAAAAACTGAAACAATTGAAGAATTAAAAAAAGAAGTTTATAAAAATATATATACAAGTTTAAAAGAAATAAATCCCTTAAAAACATATCGTTCATGGACATACATAGAAATACCCAATAAAGAAGTAAATATACAATTATCATATGATAAAATGAATATCCCAGAATATTTTCAAGAATGTATTCGTCTTATGAAAAAAAATATACCAGAACTAATAGTCCTCACGCCACTTAATATTAGTGATTATCTTCCGAATTTCCCAATTGTAATGAAGAATACATCAAATATTCCCTTAAAGTTAAGGATTGATATTCTTTTTGCACATATTTTGGACGAATATGGTGGATTATGTATATCTCCAGGGACAATAGTCTATAATGTCAATAAAGCATTAGGTATGTTAAAGAAATACGAAATAGTTACTTTTGGAGCAACGTCGAAAGTCTTACAATCAGACAATAATCTTTATTATCCGAATTCATATGTATTGGGTTCTCAAAAAAATACACCCTTTATACAGGAATATAAAAGATTATTATTACTCTCTGTTAAAGATACTTATTTATATAATTTTAAATCAATTGATGAGACTGATATATTATCTCACCTTGTTATCACTTTAAATCCAACACAATTTCACTTTGGTACTGAATATGATGGAACATATGATTCAAGGTTAAGGAAAATAAGTCTATCAACCTATATGGGGACATATGAAATTGACTTCCAGAATAAAGGTAAATTATTACTTGTATCCTTTCCATATGATCTATTATTCAAAAATAATAGCTATGATTGGTTCTTGAATCTTTCGAAAGAACAATTTATCAATTCAAACCTTGAACTCAAGAATTTACTTCGTATGGGTATTTAAAAATAAAATTTGAATTATATAATAATTAATATTAGTATATAAACAGACTAATACTGATGGGTATTAAATCATTGACACAAACTATCAAAAAACATTCTCCCGAAGCAATTTGTAATGATAATTTATATAAATTATCAGGTAAAAAAGTTGCGGTAGATGCAAGTCTTGTTATTTATCAACAATTATTAAGTAATCGAGGTGGGTTCTTTTATAATAAGGAAGGAAAGATTACAAACCATATTATAGGATTATTCTATAAGATAATTAATTATCTATCCATCGATATTGAATTATTATTCATCTTCGATGGAAAACCACCAGATAATAAACAATTGTGTATTCAAGGAAGAAAAGAAAAGTCTCTTAAAGCAAGAGAACTCATGGAAAAAACAGAAGATAAAGAAGAAAAAAATAAGTTTGAAAAGATGTCGACCCGTGTTACAAAAGAAATGGTTGAGGATGTAAAAGAATTATTAAATCTATTAGGTATCTCTTATATTCACCCCGAAGTTGGTGAAGCAGAAGCATATGCAAGTGAATTATGTCGTATGGGTTTTGTTGATTATGTCCTCAGTGAGGATATGGATACAATGGCTTATGGTTGTCCAAGATTAATTCGGAATTGTGTTGAAAAAGAACTGAAAAGGAAAGATGTTGTATCGGTATTTAATTACGAAGAAGTAATTCGTGGACTTAATTTAGATCATAGTCGATTTATAGATTTTTGTATTCTTTGTGGTTGTGATTATTGTGACCCTGTTCCTAAAATAGGAAACAATACAGCATTAAAACTAATCAGTAAATATTCATCAATTGAAGATATTATAGAATCAACTAAATATCAATTTCCTGATAATTATTTAGAAGTTTTCTATTGTGCAAAAGAAAACTTCTTACTCTTTTATGATAAGATTAAGGTAGATGACCTTAAAGTATTTACATCTGAAAAAGATATACCTAAACTAATGGAATATCTATTACAAAAAATTAATATGAATGAAAAAAGGGTTACTAATAGTCTTAAAAAATTAAATAATATTTATAAAACCAATTAATCTTTAATCTTATCTAGTTTTGTTGCCTTCATCTTTGGATTCTGTTTTTGTATTTCTTCTTTGATTTCTTTTTTTTTCTCCTCTTTACTAGGGCAATTATGGGAATGTGTATAACGATGTAAAGCGCAGAATATTCCTTCACATTTACAAGGATAGCTAATGATTCCTATTTTTTTATTACAAAATGTACATCTTAATTTCCCTCCCATAGTTTTATTCTTTTTATTCTTAAAATTACTTTTTTTTTGTTATTTTTTAGTGGTAAAATAAAATCAAATTTATAAAAATGAGAACCCCCATCCTCGAAATAATTTATTATACTCTTTTTTTGTAATTGATCGTCCACCATCACAGATATAAATACCATCATATTCTAATTTGGTATTTCCACCTCCTTTCTTATTTTCCTTTTCTTCTTTTTCATCATTACTACTTGTTTCTTCCTTTTCTTCTTCTTCATCATCACTACTTGTTTCTTCCTTTTCTTCTTCTTCTTCATCATCACTACTTGTTTCTTCATTTTCTTCTTTTTCATCTTCTTCATTATCACTACTTGTTTCTTCTTTTTCTTCTTCTTCATCATCACTACTTGTTTCTTCCTTTTCATCTTCTTCATTATCACTACTTGTTTCTTCTTTTTCTTCTTCTTCATCATCACTACTTTTTTCTTCCTTTTCTTCCTTTTCTTCTTTTTCATCATCGCTACTTGTATCACTTAAGAATTCATTATCCATGTCATTTTCATTATCCCAAATAATTTTATCATCGACTAATCGACCGAGTATTTGATCATCTTCGTCTAATATATAATTTAGTTCATCTAACTTATGTTTGTATTTTATACCATCCATAATAATAGTTTCATATTTATTATTTAGATCATATTTATTATCATTAAAGAATGTATCTCCTTCATCATCACTATTATTATCATCATTAAACCATTCATATGTCCCTCCAGGGTATTCGACCACATTTGAATATCCTGTGTTCATTATATGTTTCGCCAATTCTTTGGATGCATTACAAGTGGGTCCTTCACTATATGTAATTATAGGGATATCTTTCTTATCAAGTTTATTATTTTCAATTAATTCTGTTAATGTTTTAAAATTTTGAAGGTGGGATTCAATAAAATCTTCAACCTTATCATTTCGATTACTAGGATTAATATTTTCGATTGGTAAATTATATGTTTCAGGTATTGACATTTTCTCATGCTCTTCTTCAGATAGAGCATTAATAATAATATGATCCTTTGATTGTAAAGCTTTTGTAAATTGTTCTTTATCTAAATGGCAATATACAACTAATGTTTTTATTTCATCACTCCATACATTATCTTCAGTAAGGGTTGTATAATGGACGTGTCTTGGATAGGTAATATTATTGACACGATATGGTTGGGGGCAATTTAAGATTAATGTTGTTTTACCACTTTTATCGGTTTTCAATAATCCTGAATTAGATTCATCTCCATATGCTTCTTCAGGTTTTTTAATTTCAATATCTTTCAATGGTAGAGAGGCCCAATAGAATACCCAAGTATTCTTTTCCGATTGAATTGGTATCTTAACTTCGATTTCACTTATTGAAGGTGTTTTTTCTTTTAATTCCTCTTTATTTGGATTATATTCATCATTGCAATTTAATAAACTAGGTAAGAGTGAATAATTACCTGCTTTTTTATACCATAATGGAATCTCATTCTCCATATCAGATTCTAAATCATCAATAACAGTCGATTTACATGTAAGACATTTTTTTGTCATTAATATTATATACTCATATATATTTTTTATCAATCCATACTCTTTTAGTCCAAAATTTGATTCATTGAATAATAAATCTAAACCATCCATAAGTTTAATAAAATGAGAAATCAAGACAGCATTGATGATACAACACCTTTACAAAGTGTAGCTGTTTCAATCCCTAAAGAATATAATCAAGGGAAGGATGACAATAATCTTAAAAATGTCTGTTGTTGTATCCTTCTTTGTTTATTAGCTTTTTTGGGACTACTGTATATTTGTATCACAGTTGGTCAAAGAAATAGAAATAAATATTATTATGGTTAAAACCAATTTACATCTGTATGGTCGATTAATATTTTTTTTGCGTTTTTTAATATCATTTCATAATTTGAATCTAAAGGCGAATTAATAATATCCGCGATCTCTTTCCCAATATTACTAGTATATCCAACTACATAACAATTTTCCCCTTTTTTAAATAAATCTCCTTGTTCAACCCATTCTTTATGTAATATTAAAGCACAATCATGGTAGATCGCTTCTAAGAATGTATATTGAGTTCCCCCACCATCTCCTTTAATAATAGACATATCAACAATAAAATGGCAATCATTCAAAAGGTCTTTTCCTTCGTGAGATAATGGTAGTGTTTTGGGGAATTTTCCATGCCAGAATTTATGAAAATTTAAATCGTTTAATTTATGATGAACATATAATCTATTTTCAGCTCCAAAAATCTGGATTCGTTTATCTTCAGATGTTATCATTTGATTTGCTTCTAGGATAAGGTCTGTATGTTTGTCGAAATCAATACGAGAAATTGACAATGAATAATAATTTGATGGATCATTTGTCTTTGGATACTCATAAAAAGGATGAGGTAAGAAATCTGCATCAACATCGTATTTATTCTTCAGATATTCTTGAACAGTTTTACGAATTGTAATGATTTTAAAATTATTTATTAATTCAACAATTTTGTTTTCTTTTCCTTTTAACTCTGTTGGATCATGTATTACGAGAATAGTTCCCGCGGGAAAAAGGTGTAAGTATTCCCAATAATGTTTGTCAACTGCAGTAATGACATGTTTTCCTTTTTCTAATAATTCATCTACCTTCATATTTTGATAATTCACACCGTATCCAAAATTTCTTTTATTTTTTTCAGTCCTCTTCCCAATTTTAAATAATTCACAATTATATTTTAAACATAAATGTGATGTAAAAGTTACCCAACCTCCATAAATAGGTTTAGCCATGTAAATTAAGTTAATCATTTTATTATCTGATTCATAAAAATTTTTTAAAATTAACGATAACCCAATACAAAATTTGTTTGACTACGATTAACTGTTCCTGATGATTGAGCTAATCCTTCAACCGATGGTTTCATTAATAGATAAATTAATAAGAGTAATAAAAAAGCACAAACGGTATCTTTTGTTCTCATATTATATATATAATTTATTTAGAAAAAAGATACAACGACATTCTTTATATTTTTATCCTTTGACACACCCCCTCCTTTCGTAATATTGTCAAATTGAATATTACGATTATTAAATTCATGTTCGATAACTCCATTATCATTACTCCCCCCTGTTTGTTCTTCTTCATTAATAATAATTTCACCTTCTTCTGCTGTCTCCTCTTCTTCTTTATTTTTTTCACAACATTCTTTTAATGTAGAATTTTCTTCTGTTAACTTTTTATTTTTATCCTCCAAAGTATTATTTTCCGCTTGTAAATCGTCATTCTCTCTATCTTTATCCCATTCAAGGTCATCATTCTCTTGTTCTAATGTTTCTTTTTCTTCTTCTAATTTATCTTTTTCTTCGGTTAATTTTTCTATCGTTTCTTCTAATTCTTCATTTGCATCTTCTAATTTCCTTTCAGCACGGCTTCTACCACCAATATGTATTTTCTTTATTTTTTCCTGATATTCTTCCGTATGAAGTATATTATTTGGATCATAGTTAAATGTTGTTTTGGGGACTAAAGATAAAAACGACTTACGATAATTAAATTGTTCATTCTTATTTAGTGAACGTGTATATAAAAAATCATTCAATATCATAATTATACTATTATTGATATTTTATTATAATTATTTAGAACGATATTACAGTATATAATTAAAATGAAACTCAAACAATATCAAAACATTGATGTATTTGAAGTAGGTCTTGATGAAGCAGGTAGAGGGTGTTTATTTGGACCTGTTTGTATCGCAGGGGTATCATGGTTAGATGAAGACCCCGAAAATTGTATTGAAATAAAGGATTCAAAGAAATGCTCTGAAAAACATCGTCAAAAATGTTATGATACTATTATAGAACATTCAAAAGCATATTCAATACAAATGATTCATAATGATACAATTGATAAAGAGAATATTCTCAAATGCTCCTTAAATGGTATGCATTTATGTTTGGATGAAATATCAAAAGAAAATAAGATTGATAAAATACTTGTTGATGGTAATCATTTCCCAACCTATTATAGTAAAGAACAAGATGATTTTATAGATCATGAATGTATTATTAAAGGAGATAACATATATAAAAGTATAGCTGCTGCTAGTATCTTAGCTAAAACATATCGAGATAAATATATCTTGCAACTTGTTGAAGATAACCCTATTTTAAAAAAGTATGATATTCAAAATAATAAAGGATATGGAACAAAAAAACATATGGAAGCTATCGAAAAATATGGTATCACAAAATGGCATAGGAAATCTTTTTCACCTTGTAAAGGGAAAGAGTTAATCGAAGGATAAAACAACTTTTTCTGATTCACGGTTCTTTGTTAGTATATCAATCTGTTGGGGGATTACCTGGTAAAATAACTGTTTATTTCCTTTGATATATTTCTCCTTTGATATTAGTGTATAATTATTTACTTTTAAAAATTGTCTTAGGATTGTAATACATTTCTTTTCATTTAACTCTACTAAATATATTTTTGATTTGCATGGAATATAATACTTAAATAATTCTTTTGAAAGTTCATCCATTTTTTCAACAGTTTTTAAATCAATTAAGTTTTCACGCGTAAATGAATGATTATCATTAATATCTTTAATACCGAATAGCTGTAAAATATTTTCAGTAATTGGTATGTCCGGTGAAATTCGAAATAATTGATTCTTCATATTTTATCAATTATTTTAAAAATAGATTTTAAATTAATTTATTCATTTTTTAATTTTAAAAGGATTTTTTAAAGAATATTAACGATTCAAAATATCTTGTGACGGGCTTAAAGGTGGAGGATTTAATGCAGTGGCAGGTCCTTGACCCCCTCTTTGTCTTCTACCTCTCCCTCGTCTAAGACCCTTACTCTTACTCTTTTTACTCTTACTCTTTTTACTCTTACTCTTTTTACTCTTACTCTTTTTACTCTTACTCTTTTTACTCTTACTCTTTTT